CTCGCAGCAGCAGCCCTCGAAATTGCACGCCGCGAAATCGGGTACGGCGAAGAAGGTGGAAACAACTCGGGTATGCATGTCGCCAAGTATCATCGCATCGCTGACGATGGGAACGATGATGACGATGGCGCATGGTGTGCCGCATTCGTCTCGTACTGCTTTGAAGAAGGCGCAAAGCAAATCGGTATCGAAATGCCATTCAAAAGAAGCGGTGGGGCCAAGAGACTCTTCAGCAATGTCACCGTCACTGGCGCAAACGTACAAGATCCCAAACCCGGTGATGTCGTCCTCTGGGANAGAGGTGCCCCCGGCTCATGGCAAGGNCACATCGGCATTGTCGAATCAGTGTCCGATGGCATACTNCACACAATCGAAGGCAATGTCGGCTCATACCCGNCAAAAGTAAAACGACTNAGCTACGACATGCATGACCTACTACTCGGNACNGGTAGCCGATGGGAAGGCTTTGCACGATGCGCCGAAACTGGCTCATGGGTCGAAGTACACGCATACATAGGAGAGTAATGTGAGCGACGAACAAATCAAAAATGATGACTTCATTACGGCAATCGAAGAAGGTGAGTCAACACAACCACCCGGAGGAATGATATGGGGCAGCTTCTATGAAACAGTCTCTTCCATCAAAGACTCACTCAAAGTCACCCATGACGTTGCTAATGGCACGGAGACCTCCCTCACGTTTAACCAAAGCGTCAAGGCCCTCCTTCTTATTACCAGAGAAGAACTCACAACTACGGCAAAACTGGCGGGTACTGATTCTTATATCGAGAGTACCCCAAGTCTCCATGCTGCCGTCTCACTGGTAAGGGGCGCACTACACGTCCTCGAATCAAAGCCTGATGACACCGATGCCGTTAGACTGATTGTAGAATTCTTAACTGCTGCTTCTCAAATTATGGGGATGGATGATGAAGGCGACGGCTGCGACGTTCACAAAGCAATGTGCGGGCGGATTATCCGTGACTGGGACGTCGCTACCGAAAAGGAAGCGCAGCACTAGGTCATTCAAAGATAGCAGGCTATTCAAGCGCATCAGTAGCTACCCAGCTAGAGATGGCGCAAAGCCATGCCACTTTTGTGACTCAGAGCTATACCAGTACGACAAACGCACAGACTTCTGCTGGGCTCCAGATGTATGACCAAACTGGTCCTGGGCCTACGAAAGCAAAAGCCAAAGCTCGAAAGTGTACTGCTGCAAATTGCAGAGCTTATGCGCTCCGATATCAAGGATGCAGCATACGAAGTGGCAATCACAACCCTGCTCTCAAAGACCAGGGAGATGAAGAAGCGCGACCACGTTGGCGCGTTCTTCTCACCGCAGATTGTCTACTACCGGGCACTAAATGTGCTGGCCAAGCTGGAGTGTCAGTACAAAAAGGATGGCAGAACCGTCAGCCTTGCGTACAACATGATTGAAGAAATTGTAGACACAGAGGCACCCTTCGCCACCGCGTCAACAAGCCCGTTACTGCGCCTTAAGGTAGTTAGACTCATCGAGGCCATCGATGAACAGGTGGGTAGACCATACGTCTATCTGCTCCTGGGGTTGATAACCCCGGTTGACTTCCGTAAGCTTACAAGGTGTAGCCGTGCAGTTTTTGTTGAAGATATGAACCGAATAAGGGCAATCGCGTCAGAGCACTTTACTGTCGCGTATTACCGATGATGAAGGACCGCCATGAGTAGCAGGGACGCCAAAACACTCTCCCAGGTCATTGCACAGTTGCCCACCGTCGATGTTGATGATATTGGAATTAAAGAACTGGTGCTGCGGCTCATTGTTGAGACGCCCGACGATGCCCCCGATGGAAACAACGCCTCAAGAGCAAAAGTTAAACTCGACGCTCTCAGGCTGCTGGCTGACATCAACAAGAATAACTCGTCGAAAGAAACGCACCAAGACCTACTCTCTATCTTGGCAGGCGACGAATGAGCGACACAAACGAAGAACTTATCAATCATCGCCTCGGCGTCCTTGAGCGAGACGTTAAAGATTTAACGGCCAACATCTACGACCTGACCACCAGCGTCAAACTGCTGGCTGCTGGGATGGCACACGTCAAATGGGCAGGAATGGCTGCGGCTGCAAGCGTAATTGCTCACGTAGCCAACACACTCCTCGCCGCAAGCTAGGGTGCAGTACTCAAAGTCAGACCTTGAGCAGATACGCAGATGCAAAGACGACTTTCTTTACTTCTGCAAATTCGTAAAGATAATCAATAAGGGCGGTAAGCTCGTTAAGTTTGAACTCAATGCATCCCAAAAGATGCTCTATGAGGCACTTCAAACTAACCAGTGGCAAATCGTTCTCAAGGCACGGCAGACAGGAACATCGACCTTTGTTGCAGCTTACTACCTTCATAAAGCGTTGTTTATCAGAAATCACCGTGTCGCGATTGCTGCCCATACTCTTGAAGCTGTTAGGCAGATTTTCAACATCTATCAAACGATTTATGACAATCTTCCGGCGCAACTAAGGCTCCCATCTACAAACGAAAACGCCAACGAACTAAGGTTCAAACACGGCTCTCGAATCAAAGTCGGCACCCCAAACGGGTTCCGTGGTTCGACCTACCAAAGCATCCACGCCTCAGAAGCCGCGTTCTGGAAAAGTCCCGACGAAGATATTGCCGCTCTGTTGCAGACGGCTGGTGAAAACCCAACCATCATCTTCGAGAGTACGCCCAACGGCCTGAACCATTACCACAACCTGTGGACCACTGAGTCCGGGTACAACAAGGCGTTCATCTCGTGGCTCATTGAGCCCAGCTATAGCCAGAAGAAGAAGGTCGAGCCAGCACCGACCGACAGCGAAAAGGAATTCCTCAAGTCTCTGCCAGCACTCTCAAAGAGTCAGAAGAACTGGGCGATCCAAACACTCCGCACCAAATGTGCAAACTCAACAGCCACATTCAGGCAAGAGTACGCAAGCGATGCCGTCTCATGCTTCATCAGCAGCGGTGAGCGCGTATTCGACCTCGTTTTCCCAGATGCCAAAGTCGGAGTCGGGCTCATCGAGTACGAAACACCCAACCCCCTCCAGGCATACATCATGGGCGTCGATGCCGCCGAGGGTGGGCCAAGCGGTGACTACTCAGCATTCACAGTGCTGACACGCTCCAAGCCACCACGGATTGTGGCGACATACTACAACAAAGAACCCGTGCAAGACTTTGCGTGCCAAGTCATGGCAACCGCGACCAAGTACAACGCCATGGTCAACGTCGAGGCCGCGTCCACCGGATACGCAGTCATTGAGTACCTCAAGAGGGGTGAGCACCCGCATCTGTACCGACGCATGATTAAGGATAAGACCTCGGCAGAGCTAACCGAGAAACTAGGGTTCAATACCAACACGAAGACCAGGGCACTACTGATGGCCAAGCTCCACGAGCTTCTCATGGGCCAAAAGATGAAGGTAATCGATGAGCGTTTACAGCATGAGTTGAATACTTTTGTATATGTAAACGGAAAGCCGAGACATGACACCGGCTGTCACGATGACCTCATATTCTCCGTAGCCCTGGCGTATGTGGCCTATGAGCAGTCTGATTATATCTACCAGACAACAAAGCTCAAGAAGCCCACGTCAATTCAAGAGGTACTCAAGTGGGAAGCTGTACACGGTAAGAAGTATAGCCCGAATAAACAGGATGACTATACTTTCGAGAGTGTGTTCAGTATGATGAACTGATTTTTATGACTTTCTTTGGGCGGTCTAAAGCCCATCGTAGGGGACGCAATGAGCAACCTGTTAGATGAAGGCGCACTTGACGATCTCGCCAGTCGTTTGTCTGATGCTGCGGAGCCAGAGGTTGAGGTGGAAGCCCAGCCTGAAGCAGTTGAGGAAGTTGAGGAAGAGTCACCGTTAGAAGAAGATGTATCAGAAGAGGTAGAGGCCGCTTCTGAAGAGGGTTCATCACCTGTTGACGCCGAGGCGTCTGAAGACGGAGACGAAGATGACAAGGGAGACGATGCTGATGGTCACGCTGTGCCTTATAAAAGGTTCCAAAAGATCATCCAGGCCCGAAACTCTTTTAGAGAAGAGGGTGAGTCGCTTAGGCAACAGATTGAAGAGCTTAAAGCTCAGGTCAATCAGCCGAAGCAAGCAAGAGCCCCCAAAGAGCCAGTAGAAGAAAAAGACTGGCTAGACGAGGCGTTGGAAGAGTCCCAAGTACCTGATCAGTATGAGGAACTTAACGAACGACTTACACGGTTTGAGGTGTCGCAACAAAAAGCGCTGTTAGAACAAGAACTTAACGGCGTTCTGGAGCAACACCCCAACGTACCACGCGAGCTACTGATTCAAGCTGTGGTGCAAAACCCAAACGAGAATCTCAATACTGTGGCTGAAAGATACAGCAGCTACATTGCAGAGGTTCAAGAGAAGGCGATTGCAGAGCACATGAAGACAGTGGAAGTCGCACCGAAGAAAAAAGTAGGGCCTCCGCGCCCAAAGAAAACTGGTGCAGCCAAAACTGAGGAAGCACCAAAACCCCTCGACCGTGATAGCCGGTACAAAGCAGTACAAGAGGCTATCGCAAGAATGACTTAAAGGAGCCTCAAAACTCATGCCTCTCTCAACAAACGAAATTGGAAAACTTCTCAAAGAGTTCTTCCTGTCACCAGTACAGGAACAGCTAAATCGCGAGACCATCGCACTCGATATGTTTGAAAAAGCCCGCGTTAACTGGGCAGGCCGCGTTGCCATTATCCCCGTTCACACCGGTTCAACAGTCGCCCTTGGTGGTGCAAGCGTGCAGTTCAGCGATGCTGGCGATGTGCCAAACGCAACCACCCAGACCTTCTCCAAGCTCTCCGTCGAAGCTCGACGCCTTTTGGCTCGCTTCCAGGTTGACGGCATGGTCATGACTGCTGCTCGCAAGGGCAACACCGACCAAGTTATCAACTGGATGGAAGGTTCCATGGACCTTCTGGCAGAAGATGTGCGCGACAAGATGAATCAGGCAGTCTTCTCCGGTGGCGAAGTTGTCGGTTTTTGCACCTTCCGCACTGCTGATGAGGGCGGTGGCCCTGGTGCTGTTACTGCTGCATTCTTTGGCGATATTACGAAGCTTCAGACTGAGGTTGGCGGGGGTGGCGTTGGTAGCCCGACTGCCGATCTCATCGACGTTGATACCGGGGCTGTTCTTGCTGGCGCTGTTACAGACATTGCGTTTGCTGCTGGCGATGCTGCCGCATGTCAGGTCGGGCTTACGCTTGGCGCTGGTATTGCAGTTGGTGATGCCGCAAAGGTTTGGGCGCTTGAGCTTACCAGCCGTAAGGCAGGAATTGAGTATAGCGAAGAGCCTGTCGGAATCTATGGCAACATCTCTTCGACTGCGCTGTTTGGTATTACGCGGGCCGGAACGCCCCTTAATGGCAATGGGTTCAAGCCAGAAAACGCAGCACAGCGAATGGCTCTATCCCTTGACCACATCCAGGAGGCCATCGACGGTGTTCTCAATGAGAGCGGCGAAGACATCGATGTCATCTTCATGAACCCATTGCAGCGACAGAGCTACACCGCACTGCTTACTGCAAACATTCAGACCATGAGCGACAAGGCTGGCCGTGGCGACGGTGGTTTCACCGGACTCAGCTATGGTGGCGTGGAGATTCGCTCCAGCCG